TAGGAAGAACTATGGAACAAGAGGAGTATCTAGAAAGCGCAGAAAATAGGTTGGAGTATGTGGTTGATGACATCATCAATAAGACCACTGCTGATGATAGGATGCTTGCCCTATTAGAAGTGCTTGAAGAGACAGAAGTTGTTCCTGATGTAGGTAGATACTATACCTTTGTATATCAACCTAAAACACCAAGAATTAGATATGATCAGAATCCCTTGATAGCTTGTGTATCTGTTGATAGATGGGGGTTCAAAGGATTGAATTATCATTGGGGTAAGTTTAGAAACTATACCTGGAATGAGGTAATAGGTAATTTGCATGTTATCTATCCACTTGAACTAAGGGATGCCAGATCAATTCCTACTCAGTATTTCAGAATAAATAACTAAACGTTAGGATTATCAATGACATTCAATGCCAACAATTTTAATTGGTCTGAGCTCACAGATCCTGACTTTCCTAACGACAAGATTTTTGGATCAGATTTTATATTAACCAAGTATCCAGATTTAGACAACAAAGAGGTAAAGGAAAAGAAAAAAATTAAAGCAAAGGTTAATAACAACACTGGTGATATAACTCTAAGTGAGGTGGATAAGGATGGTAATGAAACAAAGATACAAACAAGAAGTAAAAATGGAGAGGTAACTATTTTTGAACCAATCCTAAATAATCAGTTATTCAGTGAAAATAATAGTGACACTCTCTCTCAATATAAGAATATTACAGAACTCTCAAAATTAAAATTCTTAGATGAAAATCGTTTAAACTTCAAACCTACTTTTGCTGAAAATTTAGATTTATTTGGATCTGATAATATTTCTTCTCTGAATATGATGTCATTTCAAGAAGGCGATATTCTGGGAGATTTTAATTTTAATACAGATTTTGGTGCAGAACCAGCAGCAGCAAGTGAGGCATTCTCATCAGGTAATAAAGAATTTGTCAGTAAGGGATCAATAGTTGGTAAAACTTTTTTAAGATATCCACTCACTGAGGTTCCTGATGCCCTTGGATTTGATTTTATTAGGATTAGATCCTATGAATATACACCAGGAGGAAGTGGAGCACTTAGTATTTCTAATGGAAGACTAAGTGCTAAGGATAGATTGATTAAGGATGCCACACCCATTGAGACTGTGATCCTTCCCATGCAACCTAACTTCTCTGAATCTAATGCTGTTCAATGGGGTGGTGATACAATTAATCCCCTTCAATTGCTTGGTGCTAGTGCTGCTTCCACATTGATTGAGGGTATTGGAAACATTGGTCAACCAGGAATGATTGAGGGTGTGGCAGAGGGATTCAAAGAATTGACTAGTGATATCATGCAAGCTATTCAAGATCCTAATACAGGTCCAGCATTGATTGCTTACTTTGCTGGTCAGGCAGTTGGAGCAAATATTCTTGGTAGGACTGCTGGTGTCACACTGAATCCTAATCTTGAACTTCTCTTCAAGGGTCCAAACCTTAGGACATTTAATTTCAATTTCAGGTTCACACCAAGGAGTGAGGATGAGGCATTTGAGATCAAACAGATCATCAGATGTTTTAAGAAGAACATGGCAGTAAGAAGATCTGCATCAAATATGTTCTTGTTGACACCAAACATTTTCACCTTGGAATACATATACAATTCAACAGGGGGGAATGCTGGTCAAACACATCCCTACTTGAATATGTTTAAACCAATGGCAATGACATCATTCAATGTCAACTACACACCTGATGGTACTTATATGACCTATGGTGATGGGTCACTCACCCAGTATGATGTTCAAATGTCATTTGGTGAGATTGAACCAATCTTTGCTGATGATTATGATGCATCACAGAGTGGTGATTTAGATGTGGGTGATTATGATTCACATATCAACATGGGTTACTAAGATGGCAAACTATTTTTCTTATCTTCCAAACTTTGATTATGTAAACAGGATCCCTGGTGAACAAAACATATCCTCATATGTTGAGGTTAAGAATCTTTTTAAGAGGGTTAAATTAAATAGTGAGATCTTTCAAGAGTTAGCAAACTATGAGAAGTACACCATTAGAGGTAATGATAGACCAGATTTGGTTGCTCAAAAGGTGTATGGTAGATCAGATTATGATTGGATTGTATTACTTGCAAACAATATTATTAATATTCAAGATGAATGGCCAATGAGCAATCAGACCTTTGAAAAATACATGGAAAAAAAATATGGGGTAGAAAACTATTCCTCACCCCATCACTATGAAACTATTGAGATCAAGGACTCCAGTGGTAACTTGACCATACAAAAAAAGGGACTTGAAGTCCCTTCTGATTATACTATTTCTTACTTTGATATTAGTTTAAAACAACAAAGAAATATTACTAAAACTAATAAATCTGTATCAAATTATGATTATGAATTTAAAATTCAGACTGAGAAAAGAAACATATTCATACTCAGGGATACTTTGATACAGAGGGTCATCTCAGAGATTCAAGAACTATTGACATATCCAGAAGGTAGTTCTCAATATGTCAATAGAAGAACAGTTAGAGGAGAAAATGTAAACCTTTACTGATCAGGAGTCTGCGAGTTTAGCAAAATATGACATAGCGTCATCGCCATCATCATTGTCATCAGTAATGGATGTTGGTTCAGTAACTTTTGATGCCTGGTAAGAATCTTCAAGTTTTCTGAGGACTTCCTCTTCACTGACTGCTTTCTGTTCTGTTGCTGCGTAGTTATCATACTCTGTTTCATCTGGTTGTGGTGCTTGACGTGTTGACTTCTTACCAAGTACATAATCAAGACGCTTTTTCAGATCATCATAGGATTTAAACTGATCAGCAGCAATGAAAGCAGAAAGTGAATACTGCTTCTTCCAAAGTGCCTCAAGGGCATCATCATCATCCAATAGGACTGATGGAGCAGCAAACTCTGAAGAGTCATAGTTCCAGTAACCATCTTTCTTCTTCAGTTTCAGTTTGAAGTTAGCACCCTGCCAGAAGTCAAAGGGATTGATTGGTGTTTCATCCTCAAACTCAGGTTGCATAGCACCCATAATCTTATCAAAGATTTTCTTACCAAACTTGTAGAGGAATACTCCTCCCTCATTCTGAGGGTTAGCAGGATCTTTGACAACATAGATGTTGGCATAGAAGGACAGTTTGCGTTTCTGCTTACGCACAGTTTCCTTATCCTTATCATTACCACTATTCCAAAGTTCCCTGTTCAATTCACCAACAGGATCCTTCCCTCCCACTGTGGTTAGGGAGTTCTCAATATACCACCCACCAGGTCCTTGGAAGGCATGGGAAAAGAGTTTCACCCAGGGAAGATCTTCTCCTTCAGGGGCAGGCAGGAAGCGAATTACAGCATAGCCATTACCTGACTTGTCCATCTCTGGTTTCCAGAGACGCTCATCTGCACCCCCACCTTTGTTATTCATCTTGTCAGCTTCCTGAACCAATTTACTGGTCAAGGCGCCCAAAGAACTTTGCTTTTTTAAGTCTTTGAAAGACATTGTTTGTATTCTCCGTATTGAATGTATTTGGTCTGTGTCCTTTAGCTTGGTAGAGGATCAGGCAGCCTCTAATATAGGGTATTTATGCAGGGTTGTCAACCCTGATTTTTGATGCTCTTTTTCATGTTATTGATCATGGCAGTCATGTTCTTAAACACTGTTGGCAAATCAGTATTCTCTGGGAATCCAATCATCCTTGCCTCCTTCATGATGTTCTCTTTCATCTCCTGTGCTGCTGGATCCTGAGACAAACTGAGTCTAGTGTAAAGAACTTGTTGTTTAATTAAAAGTTCTTCAAGCATATCAATGTGTTCAAGTTTTTCATTTTCATCCATGATATGAAATCTGAAAACACTTTGATAGATCTTATGCTGGAGATCAGTAATATCCTGCATCTCCTTCTTAACAAATTCTGATTCGAAGAAACTCATACCACTATACTTTTGAGAATTTTTCTATACTTAATAATATCAACATGTAGGAATGAATCATACTTAGACATCCTCATAGAAAGAAATTTCCATACTGGATCATCAAGTTTTTTATCAAAGTTATTTTTGAATCCTATAACTTTATTTAAGAGAACCAAAGATTCCAGAGAAATATTTTTACCAAGATGCTCTTTCACAATGAGCGGGTGTTTTGTGCCCCTAATGTGAAACATGTCATCAAATTTCTTACCAGTAAATACATTTTCAATCTCTGTCTTAAATGTATAACTCAGGGATTGGAGTCTTTTTTTCCATTCTGTGTAGTTTTGTTCTCCATTTCTGACGATTTCTCCAATCCAAAGTGATTGTGGATCGTCGCAAGTGACAAAATTACTAACAAAAAACTCCACCACTTCTGAATCATCTTTCTGCCTGCTAAGTTTTTCAAAAAAATACCTATCACGTCTCTTATAGAAACTTTCAAGAGAAGCACGTGACTTACCACCATATCTATGGTAGTCATATTTTTCTTTTGTAAAGTGGTTCTTTAAACCAAGATAGGATTTGTAAGCATCAAAAGGTGTCACCTTGGGAATCATAATGGTAGTTTAGCATGACTAGTTTTTTTAAGGAGGTTCAGTTCCATTGCCTCACACTTCAATTTTTCTTTAAGGGGTTTGGACATCAACTTAGGAACTGATTCAATGTCAACATTATTCTTCTCACAGAAGAAGACAATAGCATCAATATATGACATATCTTTATTATCATGTGCAATACCCTCTATCTCCTCAGCAAATCTCTTTGAAGAGTAGAACTTATTCTCTATAAGTTTATTGATGCTGTCTTCAGTTGACTGTGGCATAATCTGATAAC